TATTGACCGCTGGTGTCCAATCTACTAAAGGTGATATTCCTTTAGGCACAAAGTTTGAAGATGGTATGCGGACATTCCGTTGGGCTTATTGCGCAATGGCTTCTGCCGTACCCGGTCACGTATTTAAGAAACACAGTTATGTCTCTACAGCAAGTACTAAAATAGTCTCTGGCCCCGGCGGTCACTTAAACAGTGCAGCCGCAGGTTGGGGTGGTAGTATCGGAGATGTTAATATCAAGCTGTATGGCGTATCCGCTGGGCTATCGTCTATGACTCGCTACGAAGATGGTACATTTGAAGTTGTGTCCGGTACAGGTCATGGCTTTGCGTACCCGGTAAACTCTTACGAGATCGGAGGCACTGGCATCTCTCGTTTGCGGCTCAAGCAAGGCTTAGTTATTGCATTAGATACGACATCTTACGCAGTTTTGCGTACTAATCCATATTACGGCTTAGAGATAGCAAGCACAGTATCAGGCAAAGGGCGAATCCTTCCTGGTGGTGCTGCTGTTATTAGTGTGGCAACATCGGGCTATTGTCTGGTGCAGACTAAAGGGCCGGGCATGGGGTACAGTAGGGCAACCGTGGCTGCTGGTACGCCAGTAGTTCCAGTTAGTGCAGGGTTACTATCCACAACCACTAACTCAACAACAGTACTAGCGCTCCCGTGGGGCCATGCTATTGATGGTGCGGTTGGTGCTGATAATTACTTTGCTGTTGATTGGTGCATGGAATAATAACCCCTTACACCTCTGAAGGGAGGTTTGTTATGGCTATAACTGTTACAAGAAAGTCAAGGCCGGTACGAGTAAGTTCGGGCGGTAGAGGCTATTCTATAATCAGCTTCAGTGCAGTAGCAAGTGGTGCTTCTACATTCCCCGGAAGCGGATTTGAAAGTTATTATCAGTCTATTGATAATGTTGCTATCAATATGTTATCTGGGAAGGCACAAGTAGTATGGAAAAAGCAAGGCGACCCCGGTTCCGGTATCTTTATTGAGATACAGGCATCGAATGGTGGTTTTGTTGATGCTGCTGAGGTTGTTAGGTTTACCTTTACTGCGTTCGGAATTACAACATAGTTCCATTTTTTTGTCTCTGGGGCAGGCTGTTACCTTTCGCGGCCTGCCCCACCTATGGAGGTACTATGAAGGTTGCTATCATTGGTGCAGGGGGGCATGGTCGTGTCGTACTGGATATTCTACGCAATAATCACCAGTTTGATGTCGTTGGTTTTTTGGACAACAACATTCAAATGCAAGGTCGTAATGTTGACGGCATTCCTATTATTGGACAGCCTGACAATGTTGGCTTTATGCGGTATCAGTTTAATAGTGTCATTGTTGCTATCGGTGACAACGAAATCAGGAATAAAATTGCCCAGCATTTGAAGTGCCACCATATCTCTCTGGTTAATGCCATACATCCTTATGCTACGATAGCTGGTAATGCGAAGATAGGCAGTAATGTCACGGTAGCGGCAGGGTCGCATGTGTGTACCCATTGTGATATTGGCGACTCTGTTATTCTTAATACGGGTTCTATTATTGACCATGAGTGTAAGATAGGAAGAGCATCACATATATGTCCGGGTGCTAAGTTGGCTGGAAGGGTGAATGTGGGAGAAGGAGCATTTATCGGAATAGGTGCTACGGTTGTCCAAGATATAACTATCGGTGACGGTGCTATTATAGGTGCTGGTTCGGTGGTACTGGAAGACGTAGAAGCAAATACAACTGTGGTTGGAGTACCGGCCAGAGTCATTAAATCAGCGGAAATGGTGAGAGCATGAAACAATCGGAAATGAAAACGCATCTTCAGCAGAATCTAGGCAATAGAAGTATATCTGCCCTTGAGACTGACTGGCTGAACTTTGCGTTACAAGATACAGCGGCCTTGCGTAACTGGCGTAAGATGAAAGTGCTGGATAGCACATCGGTCAAGACGGTTGCTAATAAGCTTTACTACCCCGTTCCCAACAGAACAAAGACAGTACTTGACGCTATCTATATGAGCGGCTCAAATTCAAGACCGCTGAAATATATAACACCTGAAGAATATCGGGACGCTTTCTCTTCTCCAACTGACAGCGGTGGTGGTCCGGTTAAGTATTACACTTACGAAGGTGAGTATATCAAGCTGTACCCAACACCCGCTACAACTGGTATCCCTATCGAGTTGTTTTTGACTCAATGGCCGATACCGTTCGATACAAACGCAGATGATAATAATCCACTGGGTAGCCTGTTGGATTTGGCAGTAATAGCAAGGGCTACTGTCTGGGGTGCAACTGCGATGAGAGATTTCCAGACGAGAAACTTCTTTAACAATATATTTGGAAAGCAATGTAAGCGGATAGCTGTATCAGATGGTAACTTCCAGGACTGGACACCGCAGTATGCTTCCAAGCAGAATTTAAGAAACAGGACATCGGGATTATCGGTTCCCGCAATATAGGAGAATGTCATGGCAGCACTAATAGAAGCAGGCGTTAAACTTCAGATGCGTAACATGGGCGACCCTGTTCTAAAAGATAATAACTTCACGTTATCTGGTCTTTACACAAAAGTAGGAGGAACAGGGACTCTAACCGTAAGTGGCGAGACGAGTGTTGCTGTTGGTTTCGGGACAATGGCCAGTGGTGGGCTAAAGGGTATTTATGTTCGCGTTGTATCTAGCTGGGTAAACGCCCTTGCGTGCGCAGGTTTATCGTCTCATAGTGGCGTGTTTATAGTTTGCACTTCCGTTGGTACGATATCTGCTGGATGGCAACGATTGGGTGATGGGGAGCAAATCTACTTACAACCTAATGCCGTAGCGTCAAACGTACCATATAATATACAAGTTAGAGCAGATGATTATTACGAATACTCAATTGAATACACAGCATTTGGAATCTAAATGGCTAATTATAAATACATCATAGTTAATAAGCCTGACCGTGGCTTAATGTTGAATGAACAGGATGCAAACATCTCTGACCAGCATTGCTCTGACTGTAAGAATGTCTATTTCCGTAATGGGCAGATAATCAAAAGATTTGGATATGGGGCACGGAAGATTATCCAAGACCCTGAAGGAGTCCCGATTACGTCAACTATCGTTGAAGAAGTGACGCACATGAAGATGCACGAATCGAATATCAATGTTTCAACATCCACCAAGAGGTTGTATAGTTTTTCGCTGGAAGATTCTTTTTATTACATCCCCGCCTCTGGCAAATGGACAATAATGACAGATAAGATTGTAGGCGAAGACTTGGACGGGGAAGGTTGGGACGAATGCTCCGGCGTTACAGCTCTTTCTGTTGTTGTAAATAGCTCTACAGGGCCGCTAGGTAGTTGTATCGTAGGGTCAAAATGTATAAAAATATGCGCCATACCATCGTTTGAAGGCGACATGGTGTTCAAGAGGCTTTCTGCCCAAAGCTACTCTGCGGTATCTTCTGTAGGTTTTTGGATGTACGTTAATGACCTTTGGGGCAATGACGGAGTCAGGGTTGTGGTGTATAATGATGCGGAGGCTGCACGGGTAGAGTCCCCTGTATTCATTCAAAGTGGTGGAACCTACAGTACATGGCAATATCATTCAGGCAATTTCGGGGGAATGCTTGGTAATAGTTTTTCAGCGGTAACTAGCCGGTTAATAAAAATTAAAATGAATAATGATTCTCCATTGGTCTTTACACGAGTGGGATATATTGACGCACTTCAGTTCTTTAGAGGTAATGAGGCCACTTCGCTGAGCGCAGGCTCAACTAAAATATCTCCAACCTTATCGGATTCTGTCCTTGCTAATGTATCAGGTAGTACGCAATCATATCTAATGGTAACGAACTACGAGCAAGATCACTATGTCCGTTACGTTGATAATGGAATATCCAACCCGTTGTTAAAGTTACTTACTGGAGCCAATGATGCAGGCAGTGGTTATAATGACCCCGGCTCTTCTGATTACCATAGGTGCAAAGCGATAAGCGGATACAAAGAGAAGTTGCATTTGCTGGGAGGCAGCGAAGATACAGCAGGTACAGGTGCGGTGGATAAACTATTACAAGATAGATGGAGTGCCACTAATGACGCGGAGGAATGGCAGTCCGGCGTTGCTACTGCAAGGAACGTGGCAGATACATCTGGTGCTATTCTCAATGCTGTGAGACTGACCGATGACAATAACTATATATTTAAGACAGACGCTATTGTGAGACAGTCATTCTTAGGTGGAGAGTCTGCTATATTCTCATATAACACCGTATTCCAAGAGGATGCTTTACTGGCCGCTAAGATGGTGCAGGTAATCGGTGACTATTGTTACTGGGTTGGCCGTAAGAATGTATATGCCTTTGGTTCTGGAACAACAATGAGTCCTATCGGTGACGCCATAGAGTCAGAGTTTTATTCTACAGATGGGATTGAATACAACGATGGCGAGTTTCATCGACGAAGTTTCTGGCTGGATATGAGTATAGTTAATCTGGTTGGAATTATGGTTCCTGCCAGTAGTAATTATCCAGACAAAGCGTTCATGTTCAATCCGGATGAAAAGGTGTGGGCGATATGGGACTTCTCGGATGGTACAAGTTCAAATATAACTGCTTCTGACTATGCTATCGGATTGGTAACTGAGGGAACAGAAACGAACCTGGAGCATTCTGTCCACTTCGGTAACTCATCTGGTGAGTTCTATGAGTTTGATACATCCGCTAAGAATGATGGCAGTAACGCTATTGATGCTTATTGGATTTCCAAAGCATTCTCTAATCCGAAGAGTGAGAGGGCAGAGATTACCGCGTGGAACGGTCTTGACTTTGAGGCTAAGGGTGACGGTATCACGGTAAGTATCAAGGCAGATGACGGTGACTGGCAAGAGATTGAGACAAAGGTACTGACATCCAGCTATGACTGGTACACGGTTGGCTTCCACCAACAAGCCAGATTCTTAAAGATAAGATTTGCCAATTCGACTCTTAGTGAAACCTTCTCTGTGAGGTCTTTTACTATGAGATATGAGGATGGAGCAACCCACTAATGAATCAAACACAGATAATATCGTTGCCGAAGATACCTGTTTTAGCCTCTCAGACTAAAGGTGTGGACGCTACGCTGGAAGATGTTAAGAGTGATGTAGGTATATTGACCTCATACCTTCAGCATCTTCAGGCTTCAATAGAGGGTTTATCTTCTAATCTGTATAAGGATTTATCTCAAGGAAGATCGAGGCACGAAGTCAGGGCGGATACTTGGACTATTGCAGACAATATAGATAACGGTGAGATTAAGTTTACACACGATAAAAACCACGAATTACAAGTTATGTTAGGCGGAGTCATGTACTACGTCGGGTTGACCGCTATT